CCCTCTGTAAGGGATAAGTGTGTCTCGTCCTCTATTCTGAGCCAATAGACTTTGACGTGCCTGTCGTTTACTTCGAGGACTATGCCGTACCCCTCCTCTGCTATACCATTACCACCTATCCATTCTACCAATGAGCCTACACGCATAATACCTCCAACTCACATTCGCTACACCAACGATCTCGCACGACACCATTATCGTAATGAACAAGCCAACGATCAGAAGTCGATAGACCTTGTTGTATGACAACACCTATGTATTCATACTCTATGTGTTTTACCAATGAGCCTACTCGCATTTTACCTCCACGACGTTTTCTTTTTTATACCAACCACTAGCACCATTATTCCAAAGAATTTTGTTCCTTGTAAGACCTGTGTCTATCACGACACCAACAAGTTGTTTGCCTGCTGTTGGCAAAGTTTTTACCAATGAACCTACTCGCATATCACTACTTCCTCTGTAATCTCCCAGTAGCCTATGTCTCTCTCCCACAGTTCGTCCTCTAGGTCGCCTATACCGTAGGTGTTGATGTCCTCAATTTCGTCTTGAAACCACTCTCTGATGATCCTGTGGGCTACTTCGTGGGTGCTACAAGCATAAACTATGTAATCGTCACCACTGTATCTGATTTGTAATAATATGATTTTTTGTTTCATAACGTCCTCCGTTTGTTTGATATAGATAATATAACTGTTTGCGACAATCCTGTCAAATCCAAAACGGTCATTTTTTGACCAACTTTAGAAACCTTCGGTTTTCAGCGAACTTTGCACCAGTTGACCATTGAATAATAAACCAATCACCAAGTTCAATAATTGGACATTTGCCCACTACCAGACCAATTTGATAGGAAAACCTATTGAGGGGGTCTTTCCTTTTGTATGTTACCAAGTCGCCTACTCGCATACTACCTCCAAATTGATTTCGTTCTCGTTATACTCTAATCCACCAAGCCACCTGATACACCACAGTTTTTTGAAATAAGGGTGTTGTTTTACAATCAAGCCAATACTGTCGTTAGCAACAGCACTTTCTTTATATTTTACCAAGTCACCTACTTTGAACATAATAACCTCAATTCTGTTAGCCACATATCGCCCTCACCAGTACCGTCTAGGTAGTGTACTTTCCATAAATCCTCGTGAATGTGTCTTACAATGACACCTATGTCACCACAATAATCTATCACTAAATCGCCTACTTTGAACATACTACCTCCAAATACTTTTCTGATGTTCTACCCTCTCTACCACTGGCAATTATCATTATGTGATAGGGGTTGTGAGAGTCACGAAAGCTGTCTATCTTTCTGATAATCGCCAATCTTCTTTTTATAACTCTCCCCATACCATACTTATCGAGGTCTAAAGCCCACACTAAATCACCTACTCGCATGTTACCTCCCTCAGTATCCTAACTGTCTCTGTTCTTATGCCTAGATCAAGCCAATGCACATCTACCCTAGTATGTCCGTTGTAGTCCAGCATTTCGTGTACCTTAACGACTATCCCAATCCCAAAGTGGGATACCGTTGTTGATTGATGTCTTACCAATGTTCCTACTTGCATAATACCTCCAACCATTTTGTGTGTATCGCACCTTTTTCACCGTTCGCCCATAGCACTTTGGCTATTGGGTTTGGCGAACCTATCGAAGTGATAACACCGATCTTTACAAAAACTGTTTTTGTTTTTACCAATGAACCTACTTTCATACTACCTCCGTTTGTTTGATATAGATAATATAACTGTTCCAAGCAATCCTGTCAAATGTGAAACGGTCAAAATTTGACCACTTCCAATACATCTTCGGCAAATACGGAATAGACTTGACCTTGTATGTCTCCATGCATAATTCTAATCCTCCGAAACCCTTTGGGTCTTTCTCCCCCATAGCCACAATCAGCATACACCACCAGACCTACTATATCCTCGTAGCCCTCGTACATACTTTTCCAAGCCTTTTTTATCCTTACTATATCGCCTACTTGCATAATACCTCCAGTTTTTTATTAGCATATAATTCTGTTCTTCTCTCGTCTATGATGTAAATTCTTGCGTTCTCATAGCCAGTTTCCAAGACAATAGCCCACTTCCCAACCATTTTTAGAGCATTTGAATATCGTATCCTTACCAACGAACCTATTCGCATATTACCTCCAAATGCTTTTTATATACCCACCCAAAGCAACACTTTACCAAATCGGGGTCTATACACATAACAATACCAACTCTACTGTTGGGATATGTTGTCCTTACCAACGAACCTATTCGCATATTACCTCCTCTAATGATTTTGTGTGATAGTGTCTTGATATAGTCATGTCCGAGACAGGGGCAACCTCCCACAGACCTCCGACCATCTTCAACATTATTACATAGATTTCGGGCATGACCTCACTGTTGTGTCTGTTAATTACTTGCACCAACATGCCGACCCTTAACTGTTTCTTTCTTCGCATAGCACCTCCATATCAGAGGGGTACATAGCATATACCTCCCCTGTGGCTACATTGTGTATCGTATATGAGCCATAACGTTCGTTAAATCGTGTGATCACCCCTATTCTCTCTTTGTTATATTTGTTTCTTATTAACGTGCCTATTTGCATAGTACCTCCATTTTTTTTGCATGAGTATTACCACGCACGTAGTCCACGACCTCCCCATCAGACCAAGTTACCCAAAAGAGATTTCCACATATCCTTGAGACAACGCCCACTGATCCGTAATCATCACTTTCTCCTATCCATCTTACTAATGTTCCTATTTGCATTTTTCCTCCTTTGTGAGTAAATCATCTTCAAACTCAACTGTTTCATTTGTTCCACCATTGTCGAAGAACCACCGTATACGGTAGTAGGGATAACCTACATTCTCTTCAAAGTCGATCTTGACCACAATGCCCATACATTGTTCAGCCCACCTTGCCCATACTAAATCTCCTATTTGCATATTACCTCCAAGTCGGATACGAACATGTTGTAGTGTTTCCCCGAATTCACAGACTTTACACCGACAGATGTACCGTCCATAAAGGGGTTTTTTACCTTAGTCACCACGATAAACAGTTTATCCTTGCTATATTTCCACTTAACTATTGATCCTATTTGCATACTTCCTCCAAATCATCTTCTATGCACCATTCTATATCACCATCTGTGAAAGCGACATAATAAATTCTTCCATACTTGTAGTCGTTGTCTGTTTTAACGACAACACCCACCCATTCTTTGTCTCGACCAAAGTCTAGTCTTACCAGTGTGCCTATTTTGAACATAACACCTCCAAACGACTTCGTGTCCACCAGCTTTTGTGTCCACTAGGGAACAATATCCGATACTTCCAATCACCATTGTGATGAACACCTGTATCTATTATGACACCTATTTTTCCATTGTCACTACCTGTAAACATGTTGTTGATTTGTATCAATGTGCCTATTTTCATAGCACCTCCAAAGAAAAATAAAAATAAATCTTGACAATAATAATATAATCGGTTATAATAATTTGTAAAGGTCAATTTTTGTCCGTTTTCAAAAAATAGCGAGCATTAGCATGAAATTTCTCACCAGTTTGAATATTGATAACCCAAATACCGTTATCACTGAGTCCAACTGGATCAACAACAACATAAAAACAATCGTAATGAATAAAGTTATCAGTTGCAAGGGAGACATTACAGATACCTGTAAGCAAGTCTCCGACTTTTACATCAGATCGTTTGAGTGTCATTTCGTTCTCCTTTATATTATAACACGAGGGGAAAATAAATCAAGGACAGAATTTGTCCGTTTTGATTTTAGTGAGCCAATCAGGAGGAAATGCACTTGTGTTTCCTGTTTTAATGTTTTTTACCATGACCATGCTAGCATTACCTTCGGTTATCACATCAACTACAATGAATATCTGTTTGCTCTGTAGGACTAAATCTCCGATTTTCATTATTCACCTCGCTTGTTCTTTTATATTATAACACACAAGCAAAATCTAACAAGGACAAAAAATGACCGTTTTCAAACAATATCCAAATATTCTCTGTCAATTCCCATTTGACCAACATCATGATAGCGAACATCACACCATTTTACTATCCAATATCCCTTATGATCTTTGCTCTCAGCAACAACAAGACCAAGACCAAGTTGTGGAACTGTTCTATGACGGACGAGTTTGCCAACGGTCATTTTTTGTCCGTTTTCGAACCCTATAGAAATGTCAAGTTTTTTTTCATCGAACCCTATAGAATTGTCAAGTTTTTGACGTGTCAAGAGATTTTTGACATTTTTTTGACATTTTCTGTCGTGCATCAATTTCCAAGCAGGTGAATCGGTACTGATTGTGTTCAATCCTGCTTTTTGTAAGTAATCTAAAATGTTGTCAATTTCTTCAGTCATGTTTATATTATAACCTATTTTGTCTTACTTGTCAAGAACTATCTTACAAAAAGATAAGATTTTGTTATGTGAGGATTCGCTTCAACGTAATCTTCAATATCTTGGTATGAGATTTTCTTCTTCAATTGATCTTGAACATTCTCCCAATATTCAACGAATTCTAACATCTCCTTCATTTTGATTTGAAATTCAGGTTTATCTTGCTTCTCCTGCAACTCTTTATCTACGTAATTCCAACAATCTAGGTAATCCCACCAAGCACAAAGAAGCTGCTCGTCTACGAATAGATAATAGAGTATTGCTTGTTCTTTTGTCAGGTCAGGGTTTATTTTAATGTTATTCAGTTCCATCACCACTATCCTCCTGTGGGTCTTGAGTGTCCGTATTGGGCAACACAAGAGAGGGGGGTAGGGGAGAAGTAGGGCAGTAGATCTCTACCACACCATTCCTGGTCATGTTCTCTAACGCTTTGCATGAAAGTAGTAGGGTAGTACCATCTGTGTAGGTTATTTCATAGTTTGCTCTCCATGAAATAATTGGAACTTTAGTATCAAGTTGTCCAACTTCAACAACTTTTGAAATAATTCCTATTCTATTATGATCTCTAATCAGAGTTCCAACTTTCAACACGTCTTTTTTCATGCATCAGGGCCTCTCTAATTGTTTTGCGAGGAAGCACCTCAAGTCTTTGAACCATAACTATCTGTGACATTGGCATCATACCTCCTTCATGAAAATTGGGAACTAGAGGAATTGCATGCACCACACCTATAACTCTTCCCGCTGCATCGAATACAACTGATCCGGAAGACCCAGGCCACGCAAAGGATTGCATTATAATTCTTTTATGGTTGGAATCTGCTACCCATCCACGGATAGCTACGTGATTTAGGTCTCCAGGGTTGCCGGAGTAGTAGAGCTCTTTTGCAACTAGATCTTTTTGCATGTTGACAAGATATGGTGAAGAGATTGTATTTGTAAACTCTCCATATGGCTTCATTATAGCTATATCATTTCCAATGTCTCTGTAAATTATTCTACAGGATACAACATTCCCATCTTCTTCTTGTAAAAGATAATCAAGATTCTGATCTACAACGTGAGCTGCCGTGACTACGAAAAACTGTCCATAATAGTGAAACAGATTTCCTGATCCATGACCAACAGCTCCGTGTTCGGTCATAACTATTACTTTTAATGATGAAGAAAACGAGCGATTAATTCCCACGTTCCAGCTATTAACCACCTTTGTTACTTCTAGTTGAGAAACCTCCTCATCTCCATAGTAAAACAAACGACAACTCAGTAATAAAAAAAGCCACATACTCTATTCCCCCTATTAGTAAGTAGAGAAAAGTTTTAGTTATTACCACTACTTACTACAATGTCTATCACAAGACTCTTATCGAAATTAAAAAACGGCTTTGTAAACTGTCACGCTCACATCGACAGAGCTGGGACGGTATCTTTTTTTGATGAAGAAAAGCACAAAGCCCACTTGTTTGAGAAGTGGCAATTAGTAAAAAAAGTCAAAGAACAATCAACCACTGAAGATTATTATAATAGAATCATTGAAGCATGCTGGAAACAACGAGAAAAAAACATTTCCAAGATAATTTCTTTTATTGATCTTGATGATATAGTTGGGACAAAGGCCTTAGACGCTGCTGTGATGGCCAGAGATCACATGAGATCTCACGGAGTTGATCTTTACATAGGAAACCAAACTGTTGGCGGCTTTACTTCCAATAATTTAAAACTATTAGAAGACAATATAGAATATTTAGATTTCCTAGGAGGTCTTCCAAAATCAGACAAAGACCCCGAAAGGCATTTAGATATCTTATTCAACCTCTCTAAACAAACTAATAAAAAGATACACGTTCATGTAGACCAATTAAACACAGACGAAGAATCTGAAACTTATTGGCTGGCAAGAAGAACAATTCAAGCAGGACTTCAAGGACAAGTAGTATCAGTTCATTCTATCTCTGTTGCTTGTCATGATAAATTCACAAGAGAACTTATATACCAAGCATGTAGGGACGCAGGAATGCAGTTTGTGTCCTGTCCATCTGCTTGGATAGACCATCCCCGCACGGAACGACTAAGCCCCACTCACAACTCAATAACGCCGATTGACGAGTTGTTAAAGTGGGGCTTGACTGTTGGTATTGGTACTGACAATATTGAGGATATTTATAAACCTTATTGTGATGGAGATATGTTGTTTGAAACAAGGTTAGCTCTAGAAGCATGCAAGATCTATGATGATGAAACAATCATAGATCTTGCATATAATAATGGCTTAAAGATTCTCGGATAATCTTCCGTAGTCATCTTCAATGCGAACAACATCATCTATCTCTGGTGTTGAAACTTCGATCAATTTTACATCACAATCGGCAGGGGCTGAGTATCTGTGTATCTGTTTTGGTTGAATCCTTAATGACTCTCCTTTCGATAGAATGTGCGTCTTTCCATCTAAATGAACTATCGCCATTCCTTCCAGAACATAAATTGTTTCATCTTTCTGTTCATGAAATTGTAGAGATAGTCTTTGTCCTGCGTTTATGTGTAAAATCTTTCCAAGATATTTATCACTAATCGCCCAACGTATTTCATGTCCCCATGGTTTTTCTACTATCATTTTTTCTCCTTTATTATAGTTTCCAAGTTACAAACAAAGAATTATCAATCTCAAATATTGGGAATTCTTGGTTTATTTTGTTTATGTCTTCTGAGATGAAAAAAAAGTTTTCATTTTTGTAACAACTCTTGATTTGTTCATCTGTTAAGAATTTAAAATCTTGAAACACTGGTAATTTTTGGTTTTCTTTTTTCTTAATATTGGTGATTTGGTTTCTCAACTGAACCAGAATAGATTCCGAATGACAAACGTTTGGGTTTTTTAACAACTCATCTGAACCGGCTTCCTGTAGGAAGTTTAATAAAGAGATTGTTAACAAACTGTCAAACTCTTTATCTACAAAATGACCTTTTAAAATTTCCACATCTATAGGTTTGTTTTGATATAAAAAACGAACAAGTGTTCTTCTGTTGAAAACTAGATCGTTCCATAGTTGTTTAAATATTGTAGAATAAAAATTACAATAGAAAACTTTGTTAGTTAGGATTTCAGTTTCGTAAAAACCATCTACTAGATATGGCACATAAAACTCATCAGGTATTTGATATTCATGAAAAAATAATAGAAGGTTTTGATTTATTTTTCTATTCTTTATATTCACTTTTCCTCCCACTTTGTGGTTTGTTCTAACATATGCTTAAAGCATTGTTTTGCATCCATTTCTATCCCTTCTCTGTTAAGGAAATCTATCCCAGTTTGCCAATGATAAAGTGTCTTTTGCATTCGTGTCATTGTATCTGTTGGTCTTGTTTGTCCATTGCCGAAGTCATCATAGTGAATCCAAACCTCGCCAATTATTGGAATCAAATCCATAAGGCATAGCCAATTGGTTCTTCTTTTTTTGTACATAAGGTGAGCAATATAGAAGTCTTCTTCGTCAATGACCCAGTTCAAAACAACAAAAGATTTTTTATGCTTTTTGGTTCTGACTATTTCGCAGCAAAGATGAAAGTCTAGCTCTTTAAGAATTAGATTTATTACTTTCTTTGTCTTCCTGTTGTCTGAAGTGTTTGACAAGGTCATCGTATCCTCCGATGAGAGTTTCCTCTCCGTTCACATTATAAGTAATTATAGGAACAGTTTTTTGATTGTAGTGGTTTTTCATATAATCAAGTGTGTGTTGTTGTTCGTCTAGAGGGTAATAGCTAAACTGTGTTGCTTTCTCATGCAACAGATTGACTGCCCTTAAACAAAACACACACCATTTTAATCCATAAACAACATACATAATTACCCCTTTAATAACTGCTTTGTGTTTCGATTCATTTTTTCCATTATTGTCGACGGAGAACCAACAGCTATAAATTCGTCAAAGCCGCTTGTAGCTGCCATTTTAACCTTTGAAAATTGAATTTTAGAGTCTAGGGCTAAGTCTATTTTTCCCTCGCTTAAAAGTCTATTGTGGTCTCTAGATTCAACAACCATAGCTATGTGTTGTGAATTCACAACAACTTTATTCAAATACCAGGTTTCTCCTATCTTGGAAATCGTAATAAGTTCTATCATTTTTTGTTTCTCCTTGTTTTTTAAATACGCACTTTGTGTCGATACAAAATTCTCCATCACTAAACAATACGACACATTCATGACTTCCATGATATTGTTTAAAAACCCCAACCTTTGGTTTTTGTGTTATTGAAAATGAAAAAGGAATATGCATTTGTCCATTATCATCTTCTTTAGTGTAGAGAACCCTATATGCTCCACTGGGTATGTGGACCAAATCACCCGTCTTGAATTTCATTTTCTTTCTCCTCTAGTTGTTTCTTCGTTGTCTCTAGACCTTGTAAGATCAAATAACAATCATCTAGAATTTGATCTGCGAGTCCCAACTTCTTTCTTGCAAAGTGAATCGAACTTAAGTGTTCTCTAATCTCACCTGTGTTTGTGTCTAATTGGTTTTGAGCGTTGATTAGTTCTTGATAAGCATCATCTAGATCGTTTGTTGCTCTAGACATTATCTCTGCTACTTCACTCTCTACTTGTTCTAACTCTACTGTGTATGCAATCTTTACTCTCACTTTAACCTCCAATGTTTTGATATAGTGTGTTTAAAACTAGAGCAACAAATCCTGTTCCGATTGTCCAAATTACTTTTGACATTGAGTCTTTCCAAGTTTCAATTGCTCTAAGTCTTGCATAAATCCCTTGGTCGGGATTATAAATAGCCTCGTTGATCTTTTTAACATCATCGTGCATTTCTTCTTGCTTCTCTGCCATTCTCTCCAAGTTGTTCTTCATTTCTATAATAGAAGTCAGGAGATTTTGCATCTGTTCATCAGTCATATATGTACTCCTACATTTTGATTACTGCGTGATTAGTTGTAATTAGTGTAGATGCTACAGAAACCGCATTTTGAATTGCAGAGATTGTGACTTTAACGGGATCGATTATGCCTGTCTCGAAGAAGTTCTCCAACTGA